CATTAATCGACTACAACGGCTCTATGATCATGGCCTATAACATGAACACTTCTGGTAATAATATCACTGTTAATATTAATAGTGTCGCTGGATCTTTATATGTTCGTTTAGGCTTCTTCGACAAATTTCCAAACGAAGCTGATTTTCGCTCCAAGGTAAGTGCTCTCACTTACGGAGATGATTTTATTGGGAGTGTGAGAGAATATTTTAGAGATTTTAATTTCTATTCTTTTCAATCATTTCTTAAAGATCATGGGATGAAGGTTACTTTGCCTGACAAGTCTGATAACTCCTCTGCATTTTTGCATAAGGACGAAGTAGATTTTCTTAAAAGAAAGAGTAAATACATTCCCGAAATCAATACATCTATAGGCGCTCTGGACGAAAATTCCATTTTTAAATCATTACATAGTAATTTAAAGTCTAAAGGTGCAACGAGAGAGCAGGTGGCTGCAAGTTGTATCGAGACCGCAATGCATGAGTGGTTTGCTCATGGAAGGGACGTTTATGAAAAGAGACAAAAACAAATGCAGCAGGTTATTAAGCGCGTAAGCTTACCAGTCCCTGCTGTTGACTGCACATATGATGAAAGGGTGCAGTTTTGGCTGGAAAAATACGCTGATTCTAGTTAATTAAAATATTTTAGGTGTTTTACCTTGGACTACTAGACCCAAAACAATACTTTCCTTTCAGTAAACAGGTAAGAGAATCCCGAGAAAGAATTCTCAACGGGCTGGGCGTTTCCCAGATGGATTTTGCATTGTCCAAAATAATGCTAGGGCTGGATAGCCTGGTCTACCGTTTCTTTCACGCAACTAGTGAAGAGTATGACATCTTTGTCCCTCAATCTGAAGATACTAAGTTAGGTACTATCAATTTTCTGGATTCAGTTCCAGGTGATTCGACAGGTATGACTGGTACTTTAGACAGTGTAGGTTCAGATACGATTCCCAGCGATTTACCCTTGACCGATTTCTTTTCGAGACCGGTTAGGATTCAAAATTTTCAATGGGCAGTTAACACTGGTTTTTCTGAGGATTTTAATCCTTGGGAAGATTTTTTCACAAATCCTCGTGTTATTAATCGTATTGCAAACTATCGTCTTTTACGAGCTAAGTTACATCTTAAGTTTGTGATTAATGGTAATGCCTTTCATTATGGCAGAATGTTTGTTAACTACACTCCTCGACATGGACAAGACGATTACTCTCCCTCTACAATCACAACACGTAATGATTGGGTGTTGGGATCTCAGAAGCCTTTTCTTATTCTGAATCCTACAAACAATCAGGGAGGTATTATGGATTTACCTTTTTTCAATGACCATAATGCTTTAGACATAACGACTGGAGCTTGGTCCAACATGGGTATGATTAGTATGAATGATGTGAACCTTTTACAACATGCTAACGGTGGAAACGATTTGGTGACTATTACGGTTTACGCTTGGGCATCGGAAGTTCATGTGGGTGTTCCTACAGCCACAGATGCTTCTGGCATTGTCCCGCAAGCTGATGAATATGGGCAAGGAATTATTTCTAAGCCAGCATCAGTTGTTGCTAATATAGCAAGTAAATTAAAAACAGTACCGATGATTTCTACCTACGCTAGAGCTACAGAGATAGGAGCTTCAGCGCTTGGTCATATGGCAACTTTGTTTGGGTATTCACGGCCGGTGAATTTACAAACGAAGATGTCATTTAAGCCGCATATAAAGGGTGATTTTGCAGTTACCGATGGTGAAGACGATGTAGTTAAATTGTCTGTAGATAGTAAACAGGAATTGACTATAGATCCTAGGACAGTAGGTTTAGATTCGCAAGACGAGCTTGATATTACATATATCGCTAAGAAACAATCTTACTATACTACTTTTCCCTGGACAGGAATAGCAGCCTCTAACACATTATTGTGGAATTGCGTTGTTGATCCTGGTTTGCATCGGAAATCCGGAGATGAGATTTTCATGACTGCAGCGTGTTTTGCTTCACATCCATTTGCGTATTGGAGAGGTTCCATGGAATATAGATTTCAAGTAGTCTGTTCTAATTATCATAAAGGTAGGTTGAGGGTTACTTATGACCCGGTTGAATATAATCCTGGAGAGGAAAACGTTCAATACACCAATATTATTGATATTAGTAACACAACAGATTTTACGATCAAGGTAGGATGGGGTCAAACGACGTCATATGCACGTTGTATAGCCCTTAATTCTGCCAATACTGATCAATCTAACACTACAGCACTAACTTATTCTTCGACTTCAGGTCGTGGAAATGGTGTGATTTCGGTAGAAGTACTGAATGAACTTACATCACCATCCACAGTGACTAATATTGAAGTTAATGTGTTCGTTAGAGCTTGTGATGATTTTGAAGTCGCTGTCCCAATTACGAATCTTTCCTCTATTCGATGGTTAGAAGAAGGTAGTTCTCCTCCCTCTTTGATTGAGCCTCAATCAGAAGAACAGCAAATTGCAGTTTCTGATGAGTCGCCTACGATTGATACTATTGCCAATACTATAGAGAAAACTGATTATACAAATTTTGTGTTTTTCGGTGAATCACTCCGTAGTTTTCGGCAGATGTTGAAACGTTACAATCAACACGAGTTTATTCCATTCGTAGATGGTACAACGGGTCAGTATAATGCTTTTAAGTATGTACGACCTATGTTACCATTTTCACCGGGATATACTAACTACGCCGCAGGGTCTTCAGTTACGGAACCGCTTACCGATGGAAATTATGCCTACGCTCATATGACTCTTTTAACTTATGTTACTAGAGCATTTGCAGGATGGCGTGGTTCCACACGGTGGTTGGTTTTGTATAATGGAGAACCTGAGGGCGTTATTGGTATAACTCGAGGAGGAGATAAAATACCTGAGGATACTGTAGTGAAAACTCCTTTTCCTCTTAATACGCCAGCCAAGAAAGCTCTTATTAACGAGTTTTGCAAATCACACACGGGAACTGCTGGTTCCGTGTTTCAACATACAGCTATAAATGCCCTAGTAGGAGCCGAAGTTCCTTATTATAGCCCACTACGTTTTACTAGTGGAAGACGGGCGACTAGATTTGCCTTAATTGGCAATTCGCAACCTTCAGTGGAATTTTCCTATGAAGGGATGGTAGACAACACGACAGTCCATTCAATGTCGACGTTTGTTTGTGCCGGAGAAGACTTTAATTGTTTTTTCTACGTAGGTCCACCTCGATGTTATGTCGAGATGGAGACCCCATCATCTTAAACAGTCAAGAGAGCCCTTGACTACGTAGTATTCGTACTGCGTGAGGCTTCTCTGCTAAAATTAATTATAGTATAAATTTTGATCTTAGCGGAGAGGCTGAGATCCCCTTTTAAGTAAGGTTTTTATTTGTGCTCAATTTATG